AACTCCACGTACTCTTTAGCGGTACTCAGCTCCGTCTCAGGCACCACCAGAACCGCCGCGTCATGTACGGTCAGCGCTACGCGATACTGCTTGGAGATCCACCGCATCTGCTCACCGACGATGATCCGAGCCAACGCCTGCACGACGTTCTCCACCATCGTACCGCCCCAGATATTCACTGGGCCTTTGCGGGAGGAATAGACGTGCCCACGACCGTCAGCGCGAAGATCCTTGTATCGGATATACATGCCATTCGGCAGTTTCAAACCCTCATCACAGACGATCACGCACTTATGCTTGCCGAGGTAATACGGCTTACCTACACCTGCGCAGAGGTCGCGCAGCGTCTGATCACACTCTCTCCACAAGTCCACGATGCGGTAGTTGCTATCCCTGTAGAGCCTAACAATGCGCTCAGACTCCTCTAGCTCGATGTCCGCACCGGGCGGTTGCGTTGCCAACGTATGCCGCAGCTTGGCTGCTCCGGTGCCGTACCCGAGACCGAGAACGCATGTCTTCCCGACGAAGCGCTCAGTCGGGAACGCCTTGCTCACCTCAAAGCCATAAACTTTAGAAGCGAAGATGGAGTACACGTCCTCCCCCCGTGCGAACTGATCCACCACGTCGTCCTGTCCAGACAGCCATGCCAGCACGCGCGCCTCAATCTGCGAAGAGTCGCAGTTGATCACCACACTGTCGAGCGGTGCGATGATCGCGTTCTTCAGTGCCTTCTTTGCCTTGTCTCTCGACGGCAGGTTCTGAAGATTCACCGCGTCCATCCCAGACCAGCGCCCTGTGTGCGCGCCGTAGTACTTGAGTGGGACGGGGAGGCTGCCTTTATTGCGCTTGCCGACGTTGATGAATCTTTCTATCCGACTCTCCTCGATAGTGCTCTTAGTGCCCAGACGCACCGCGCACAGTTGTCGGATAAACGGATCTTCATGCTCCTGTAAGGCAATGAACTCCTCATCAGTCTTGGCGAATGCGTAGGTCTCCTTGCCCGTGGTAGAACTGATCTTCATGGGCGGTATTACGTGGAACGTCCGCAGTACTTCTGCGAACTTCGGGTTGCTCGCCAATATTTTCCTTACACCTTCTTCGTTCGTACCCAGCTCGTCGGTCAGTTGCGTCAGCAGGTCATGCTTCTCCTGCTGAATCGCCTCTAACCTGTCCACCATCAGCGCGTCATCTAATTGGAGCTGGGGCTCGGTGAACATGCGCAGCGTCATGTCTATAAGATCTAGCTCAGATTCAGGGAACCCTGCGGCCAGCTTGTGGAAAAGTTTGTATGTCAGCTCCACATCGTTGATACAGTATTCACCATACTTCGCCAGATCCTCCGGGCTGAAGTCCTCCAGCCGCTTGCCGAACGCATTCACCACCTCAGTGCCCTTTTCGCCGAGTGCATAGCGCTCAGCCAGAGCAGCGAGAGAGCCGCCTGCCTCCACTCCATGGACGGCACGTGCCATAGACAATGTGTCGAACAAGTACGCGGGCTTGATGCCATAGCGCCATGTCAGGATCGCTCCGTCGAACAGCGTGTTGTGGCACAGAACAGCCGACGACGCCCAGTCGATAGCCAGCAGCGCTTCGCCTGCGTCCTTACCCGCGTGCCATGTAGTCACACCATCATCGACCTTGATGCCCACGCCAATGACTTGGAACAGCGGATCGTTGATGTACTCCTCGGTCGTCTGCTTCTTGAACCCAATGTGGCTTGAGTAGAATGTTTCAAAATCAACGGTCACTAGCGGCACGTTCAGCCTCCTTGATCTCCTCCGCCGCACGGCGGATTTGATTCACGGTATTCATCATCGCCCGCTGCATCCCGAACGCGCTCAGTTTCGCCCCGTCAGTCGGACAGATCCCGACGAGGCGGTTCCCCAGCTTCAGCTTGATATGCGCCGCGCCCATGGTCGCAGTCCACGGTAATCCCGTGGCGTCCATCGCTTCGCGTATGTCTTTATGTAAGCGGTTCCTAGCGTCCATCACTGATGCTCATACGTATGCAGCAGGTCGTACCAGCGCTGCAGCACCTGAAATTCGCGTGAATCGAGGGCGCGACCCGAGCCGTCTACCGCGCCGTACTGCGCGCCCTGCCACGCCGCCCACAACATGCGGGTGACACCATCTGCATAGCCACCGTCAGAACTTTTCTGCCAGTTGAAGAACAGCGAACAGAAAGACGGAAACGCCTTGCCCACGTGCTCCTCGTAGAATTGTTCCATGCGTTCTTGCTCTGTCACTTCGCAGCCTCCAGCGCCATGATCTCGCGAGACAGATACCACTGCGCCTTGCGCAGATCCTCCAGCTGCTTCCCCTTGTGGGACGCGCGAGACACGTACTTCACGACGCTAGCCAGCCGGAAGTTGAGGTTCTTCGCCTCGATAAAGTCGATGGTCTCGATCCCACCTGCGGTGTAGTGCGGCGGGTGGTTCACGGCTTCTGTTTGCTTGCCAACACTCTGCGCGTCGAGTTTAGCGCGCAGTTTGACCACGGCGGGCGGCAGTTCGCCGTCGAGCGGGAGCGACAGCTGTTCCTCGGTAGAGTTTGATGCCAGTTCTTTGCCCTTCATCGCGTACTTGATGCCGTACACATACTGATAGGTAGTTCCGAACTCGCGCGCAATCTCACTTGTAGTCATCTGCCCCGCGTTGATGGCAGCCATGATCTTCGCTCGCTTTGCATTGTTCTTACGCATGATCTATCTCACCTAGTAAAGTTGTTACTGAATCAATGTTGTCTTCGTTGACTACTATTGCCCGACCGCCCGCAGCGCGGATCTTCTGCAAGTTGCTCTCTTGCAGAGCCGTTGTTGTGTTGCGACCGGCTTTGCACTCTATACCAAAAAAATAACCTTTAAAACAACAAATGATGTCCGGCACACCGGATGCGCCATACCCGCCAGTGGCGGGCATGACATAGTAAACACCGTGCTGCTTTAGAATTTTTTTAACCTTGTCTTTAACCTTTGCCTCGGGCGTCACGGCGTTGACTCCATCTCAATAGAACCGTCGAACATCATATATACGCGACTGCCAAGCTCTTGAGCCGTAAACCAATCAGTGTCAAAAGCAGCGCCCAGTCTTGGCTGCACCCTGTCTAGAACCGGAAGCAGCGGGTATATCAGATCCTTGTCCGGGGATATCAAACCAAAGTCCTCGTACGACCTAGACAAAATACTCGCACGGTGGGACCACACTCGCTCGTCTGGCTCAGCCCGATTGATTTGCAGGAACGTCAACTGATCCACGATCTCCGCACGCCACTGCTCAGGCATGTCCGCCAGCTTCCGGTAGTACGTCGGCTTGTGGATCACGGTGTACTCGAAATCGTTGTTAATAGGTTTCTTATGAAGGTCTGTATGGCGCATGACAAGCCGTATCTTGGCAACGGTCCAGCCGAGCGTAGCGTCATAGCGCACCACCCACTTGGGCACAGACCAGAACACCTCATGATACTCAAGCATCTGCGCGTGGTATGTGTCCCACGCCGCCCTGATCTTGTCATGCGTGCTCTTGATCGCTACCTCCGTTGCCGGGTCCACAGTAAAACTCGGGTCCGCAATGGCTTGTATCGCATCAGTCACAATGTTTATTGGCGTTAGCCCAAGCATCTCGCGGATCTCATCAATCGGGTTTGACAGCGGCATAGATCCACGCAGCTGCGTGATGAGCTTCGCCACCGTTTCGCTGAGCGTGGTGGAAACACGAACCGGAGATCCATCCATCATGCGAGTAGCGCCGTGAGACAATTTATTTGCAAAACTAAACAATGCATAACCGACTGACTTACTATCGTCGCCTCGCTTGGGTTTATTAGTGTTCAGCACGCGCTTGACGAAATTGCGCACGGTTTTGCGAGTACCTCTCCACGTTGACCAAGAAGTGGTGCCCAAAAATCTCACAACGAAATCGCCCACCGTATCGTCAGTGATGATCACGCGGGGTACCCCGTCCGCATTGCTCACCATGATCCATAGCGTCCTGCCGCCCATCTCCTCCACGGCGGCGAGCTTGATGTACTCGGTCGTCGCACGGTTGACTGCCTCGACCACACTGAACATCACCTTGCGAGTGATGTTGCGACGCAGCGCCTCGTCTGCGGGGAACGTCTCGTAGAAAATTCCTGACAGGTTGCTCATCTCAATCTCCTGCTTCACTTAGATTTACTTTGCACGAACCTTGACCATGCGACCGCCGCCCGGTGGGACGAACGTCTCGCATCGCGTGACCAGCCACAGCGTAGGCATACGCACCGTCCACTGCGGATCGGACTCCACGTAGCCGTCCGTGAAAACCACGCAGCAGTCCGCCTCGATGCGGTACTCCTCGATGTACTCGCTCACTGCCCCGACCCGCGTGCCGCCGCCACCCTTGGGCTTCAATGCCTTGGTGAACGCCGCCTCGTCCAGATAGTCCTGCTCGGTCAGCACGTCCACGCCCTGCACCACGTAGTCCCAGTGGATGATCCGAACGCGCTCCGGTCGCACGGTGTCGAGTAGCCGATACATAGCCGACGTGAACTCGTCCAGCACGGGACCGTAGGTCGAGCCCGAGGTATCCATGGCGATGACCAGCTCGCCGACTCGCTCGGTGTACGTCGTCGGGTAATAAATCTCCTCCGTGACGTAGCGCCGGTCGTACTTGCGGAAGGTAATGTCGTCATCGCCCAGCATGGCAACCTGCACGAAGTCGTCCAACTCCTGCCGCCAGTCGATCTCCGGAGCCGCTGCGTTCTTGATCGCCTGCGGCAGTGAGCCGCCGTTGACGCCTGCCATCAACCCCGCTTGGATCACTGCCGCCTTGATCTGCTCAGCCACCTCCTGCATGTCAGCAGGGGTAGCCTTGCTCTCGACGTGCTCGTCCATGGTCTCGGTGGAGTAGAACTTGCCGTCCACGGTCACGCCACTCTCGCCATCCTGCCCGTTGCCTTGCCCGCCACTCTGCCCGCCGCTCTGCCCGCCTTGCTGCTGTTGCTGTTGCTGTTGCTGCTGGGGTTCATCAAGTTCAGACGATGATGATTCATCTTCCTGCCGATCACTATCCGAAGTGGTAGTCGCCTCTAGCATGGCCAATTTGTCAGGATTGATATTCCATGAATATTGCGGCTGAGTTTGTGGCTGCTCCTGCTCCTGTTCATTGGAATCTGTACCGTCGTCGTCACCGTCGGATTTGCGATGCCGCCCCCTCGTGTGCT